AGGAAGATTTCCGTGCGCGCGCGCCACATAGGCACCATTGGTAGGCCCTAATGCTTCGCGCCGGGCGAAAACCGGTCCTGTGGTCTTCCGGGTTCCTTGATGTGTCTCCTATCGTTACCTGAGAGATCTTACGATCTGCGCGTGGCGCAGGTCATAGTATGCCATGACGGCGTCATGGTACGCTGTGGCCAGGGCCGTCATGTAGTACAGGCCGACGATGGCCAGACCGATAATTATTAATGCTTCGATTTTTTTCATTCGCCCCTCCAATCAAAAAACATATCGTCAACATTTGCTTTCGTTACGTCATCCCAGGCGAAACCGCACAATTCCTCGAGTTCCGCCTTTCGTTTCCGTTGCACCTGTGCAAGAATAAGGGAATTTGTCGCTAAATGTCTGTATTCATTGAGGAGTGACCGACGCAACAAAAACGAATATGCGTCCGGATAGTCGCGCTCAAATTCATACATATCTCGTTTAGTCCAGCGATATTCCATTGCCATGTCTCCTTTCTCCGCGTTTTCGCCATGCGCGGCCCGGCCTTGCCGCTATGAGCAATATCGACCTATCATGTATTGCTCTCCGTCGTCACTAACCTTAATAACGATGCCGGAGAAAAACGTATCGGCGGCATATCCGTGCCAATCCGATAGTTCTTCGATTCCCTCGGTGCGAACGAATTCGTCCAACGCGTAAACGTTACCGCGATACCGGATTATGGACGCATAGTCTTTATAGATTATCCAGTCTAGTTCCTTTTTCTCCTTGTTTGTCAGGTCGGTAAAATACACAAAATCTTTCCACTTGTGATCTGTTACTATTTTCATGGCGTCTTCCTTTCCCGCGTGTACCATGCGCGGCCCGGCCTACTTTCCGGCAAGCTCCCTAGCAATACACTTCTCCTGTCGGCTCGATTGCGGCCTTAGGCTCAAGGCCGCAAAAGTACGTGTCAAGGTCATATGCATCCGCGACGTGATATGCGCCGTCTTCGTAGACGATATAGACCGTGTCGTTGATTCGCCTTGCCTTGCGCAAGGCTTTCTGTACGGCATCCATCCATTCTTTTTGGACATAATTCATTGCTTGTCTCCTTTCTCCGCGTGTACCATGCGCGGCCCGGCCTATGCTTTAGGATTCGCATACGTGACGCGCTACTGCCTCAAGTGCAAACCATGCCATGGCATTAGCCACCATGACATGCGTGTCGTCATCGTGCCACTGGCCGTACAGTACACGCGCGATTTCGTCCGTCGAAACGTCGCTGTGCAGGCAGGGGAAGCTTGCAATCATATCAAGCACGCTCTCGCCCATATCGCGTGCGGTTTCCTCCGCGAGTTCCACGATTTCCCGCCTGTGGCGACGGAAAAACCTAGTCGTATCGCTGAGATAGGTGAAATTCGGGAAACCTGCATCGGCCCCGTGGTGATATACGTCTTCCAAATATTGTCGTCCGCCGACAGCCCTAACTATTGCGTTTTTAAGCGTTTCGTTCATGACAGTTATTCTCCTTTCCTTCCTTGTGGATTTTATCGCGCAATGCTTGTTTTCTACGATGCGTCTCAATTTCCTTGCGAACGCGGCGGATGTATCGTATTTCCCTGTCTGTCATATTTCCCCCATCTACTTTTGCTTTAGCCAGGTATGATAATCGTCACGCGACTCGAACGCCAGATAGCCGCCCTCGACCTTGACGATAATGGCCGCCCACGGGGCGCGGCGGGCCGCCGTGCGACGATCCTTGCAATCAATATACATCGTCCTCATGGCCTTACCTCCCGTCAACATTATTTGACAATCTCAATATACAATACTCATGCCACTTGTCAAGTAATGTGTAACTCCTCGATAATGCAATACATATTATTTACCAGGAGATTCTGGCGATTCTGAAACCGTAAAGAATACCGACGAAATCACGCAACGGATGCAACGACAATTGCGCAAGTAGGCGATATGCAAAGCGAAATAAATTCGTGCGAAATTGTAAGATTTTCCGACAATTCACTTGACATATCGTCAATACTGTGCTATGCGATAACATAAGTACGGGATAAGACTATCGAAATCCAAAATTTTGGACGATACGGAGACCGTAAGATATCCCGACGGTCCAGGTAGACGGCGGTCCCCCAAAGTTACGCCGCGCGGTACGACGCTGGACCGTGTATCGTAGCCCCGTCTGGTCAGCCCCTCGCCCGGACGGGGACCGACATGGACGCGGCGCGATAGGCCGCTATCATACCATTACCCGGCATGAGATCGTCGCTTCTGGACGATTTTAGCCGTGTTCGATTCTTATCCAGTGATGGATACTTTTTATCCAGGCCGCACGAAACTGGATAATAAGTATCCAATTCGCACGATATATCGTGGGGACCATGCAAGCACAGGCAGGCAATAAGCCGTCAAGACCATCAATGAGAGGCCGCAATCAATATCGGCTAACCCCTGTAGATAAAGAAGCCGTCATAGCAACCTATCAGCAAGCCCCCACTCTCACCCAAGCACAGATCGCAAAACTCCACAGCATAGACGATACCACCGTCTGCAAAATCCTCAAACAATACAATATCGACTACAAACAGACACAGGACTTCATAAAGAACCGGGCTGATATATTTGCGGGACTACAGCGCAAGATAATCGAGAGTATCAGCCCCGAGGATCTACAAAAAGCTCCGCTACAGGTCAAAGCAATGGCCATGGGCGTTTTATATGATAAGGAACGCCTCGAGCGCGGCCAAGCTACCGAAATCACGGTCAATTTCGACGCGATCCGCGCAATCAAGGAGCGCGCCAGGGACGTCGAAGCTAAGATCAAGGCCCTGGAGCGCGGCGAGACAATAGACGTTACGCCGCTCATATCGTCCCAGCCCGAGACGCAACGGGCAGCTGGCGACACATCGCAGGACAATCGCGATAACTTCGTGCAGCCAAAGGATATTATTGATGCGCAATGTTATGGCGATAGCAACGAGGCAACGTCTGATAACAGTCATTATGTAAACCAACACGACGTGGAGCCGCGCCGTAGGCCTGGGAGGCCGCGCAAGGCCAGGTGAGGGGTGGGGACCGAGGGGGCGGGGGGTAGCGGTTGCGCGTTACTTCTCCTCATCTGGGCGGAAATTGCAAAAGGCCTGTTGATAAGTCTCAGAAAACGCGGGGATGTATGAGGAAATGCAGTCGATGTGGATATTCTGAGTTCGATCAGTGTATAGACACGCACCACGTCATATATGGGGAGAATGAGGTTACTATTGATTTATGTTGTTGTTGCCACATGGCGATTCATCGGGGCGCGATAACTTACGATAATGGTGTATTTAGGGAGCGTCGTGACGGGGATATTATACCGCGCGGGAAGAAGTGTGGTCCGAGGGTTGGCGGTTCAAGGGTGGAAAAGTCGAGGAAGAAGGCTAAGAAGTTAAAGTGGCACAGATTCGACCCGGATAAGATGAGGGTTTATATTGGCCATGATTGGGTGGAGAGGAATTTAAGGAATTCTGTACGTGATGTACGTGTTTTTTGAGCGTAGAGTTAGCGTGATTTGGTTGCACAGGTTACATGAGAGGGGGTGAGGTATATGGGGAGTGGCAGGTATTTGGTGTTATCGTTTCCGTCGTATTTAGGTAGTCCATTTCGGACGGGCAGCCGCATGTTAGCGTGGGTGGTGGCGCTATGGAGGGTGTTGAGGTATTGTGAGGTTAGGGTGGTTGATGAGGATAGTGGGGATTGTGTTGTGATATAGGGTGCGGATATGGGGGAAGCGTAATTGGTGGGAGGTGGGTTGTGAGGGCGGCGACATTTGACGGGACATGGACGGTGAGGGGGTTCCGGCTGTCGGGTCCGACCCATCTTGCCGACCCCGATTTGGGAATAGGGGTTGAGAGCGGTTTGATGACGGTTGGGTACGGACAGGACTCGATTAAGACGTATCGGTATTCAGGGACCAAGGATGACCTGTTCGACGCGGTTGTTGCGGGCCATGTGGAACTGGAGGACTTGGGCGTTACGATGAGGCCGCAATGAAGCTGTATCTTTTAGCACCTGGGAATAAGGGTACTTCCGACGCGTTCAGGACGGGGTGGGAGCGGATATGGGGGAAGCGTAAGGGGGATGTTGAGCATGAGGGGGAGGGGGTATTGCGGTTTGGGTTGAGGGTTGAGTCGAGGGAGTTGCGTCATTTTAGTGAGTTTAAGTGAGGTTAGGGATGTACGTATTTGATGTGGAGGGTGTCCCTGGTGAAGAGGAGATGTTGACGGGGATGACTTCAGCGACGTCGTTGAGTATGTCGAAGGTATACGTACCGGCTGAGCATGGGGGTTACAGGTGTGCGCGGGCGGCGTTGATTTCCGTGAAGGAGGCGTCGGTGAACATGACGTTGTGCGGTACGACGCCGACGGTGACTTCGGGGACGAACATGGGACATACGTTGAATGCTGGGGATTCGTATGTGATACGTGGTGAGACGGCGTTGCAGAAGGTTCAGTTTATTAATGGGACGGCCGGTAACGGTGCGAAGGTGTTTGTGACGTATTTTTATTGATGAAGAGTTCGAGGGAGCAGGCGATAGAGATATTGAGGGCGGAGCACGAGGAGCTGATGCGCCTGATCCGCTCTGAGGAGGAGCGGAACCCGTTTTACTTCTTTGATCCGCCCAGCGGGGTATTGAACGAGGGGCAGAAGGCGTTTTTGCGGAGGTGGTTGAAGGAGGAGGACGTACCGGATGTTGTGGACGGTCAGTTGGAGGCGTTGATAGACGACCACGACATCAATTTGACGTGTGGCGGCAACCAGTCGGGCAAATCAACGTGTGGGGCACTTGAAGATGCGATTGACATAACGAAGCGGGTTCCGATTGCGTTGCAGGGGGTATACCCGAAGTCGAAGATACCGCAGAAGATACCGTTTCTGGTGCGGACGGTAGGGGTTGACCACACGCAGTTATTGAATACGGTGATTCCGGCGTACCGCAAGTGGATGCCGAGGGAGTTTTTGATCAAGGGGTCGTGGGATCAGTCGTTTTCATCTGAGCGGAGGCTCCTGACGTTGCGGAAGGGGCACAAGACGTATGGGACGATTGAGTTCATGACCAATGCGATGGAGGTGGAGAAGTTCCAGGGTCCGCCCTTGGACAAGGTGAATTACGACGAGGAGCCTAGGCAGGACATTTACAGGGAGAACCTGCTGCGGTTCGTGACGGCGTCGAGATTGAGGGTCAGGTTTCGGATGACCCCTACGAAGGGGATGACGTGGGTGAAATCCGAAATTTTGGACAAGGAGGGTCAGCCGGGGTCGAACATTAAGAGTTTTCGGTTGGCGTCGGTATGTAACCCGATGGCGAACCTTGAGGTTCTTGAGGATATTCTCTCGAAGATTGACAATTACGAAGAGAGGAAGATGCGCCTGCTGGGTGCGTTTGTTTCTCTCACGGGGTTGGTATACGGGAACCTGTTCAACCGGAACGTGCATGTGATCGAGCCGTTCCCGATAGATTATGACAATTACATTGTATACAGGGGAGGAGACCCGCACCTCGTCAAGCCATCCGTATTCGTTGAGATGGCGGTTGACCGGGAGGGTATCTGCTACGTCATCGGGGTGTATTCTTCCCCGAAGGACACGGCTGAGATCAAGGCTGACCTTGCGGAGCGCGCCAGGAGCAGGGGAAAGGATTCGAGGGGATGGAGGCTGGGGCAGACGCGGGTGGACAAGTCGTGTAACTCGACGATACGCGCTCTTGGGGACAGGAATATTTTCCTTGAACTGAGCAGGGGGCAGAACGCCATCCCGGCTTTAGTGACGAGCGAGAAGTTCACCGGCAGCATAAACGCCGGGGTTGACCGGATCAAGCAATACTTGAGGGATAAGCGCCTGTTCTTCTTTGACACTCCTGAAGTCTGGCAGTTGATCAAGGCGATGGAGAGCCTTGAGAGGGACATGGCGCACAACGAGGACAGGACGGGGGTAAGGGACAAGATCGCCGAGGGACGCTGGGATGCCCACGCAGCATTGCGGTACATCTTCCAGGGTCCGCTGAACTTCATCGAGGCGCAGTTATACGCCCCTGAGTTGCCCGAAGACAGGTACATCTGATGCAGCTTGTTTCAGAAAGGATAAAGCGTACCGACAGAACAGAGCGGGTGCAGAAGAAGGAAGACCCCGTCCTCGCCAAGCTGTCGAAGTTCAAGGAAGAGGCCGATGACATGAAGTCCACCTACGAATCCCGGTGGGCCGACAACCTCAGGCTCTCCCTTGGAATCTGGAAGAGGTCGGACTCGTCCACGTCCAGGGTTCGGCAGAGAAACAAGTTGTATTTCCGCAAGATATGGGCCACGAAGAAGCGTTTCGTGGCTTCCATGCATTCGGCGTTTCTTTCCGATTACGACGCCGTGAAGATCGAGGGTAGGGATAAGCTGAACGATTATTTCGTCGCCGGCGTTCTTCAGGAGGTCTTCAATTACCGCCGGGACCAGATGATCAACCTGAAGTTCCTGAACCTGAAGCATGACATTGCCTTTGAGGACATTCTCGATTACGGGTTCTGCGTGGGGAAGCTGACGTGGGATTTCGACCCGGAGAACGGGATTGACGAACCCGACTATGTCGTCTGGCCGCCGGAAAGATATTTCGGGGATATGTTGGCCGAGACCCCCGACAAGATGCGGTTCCACATCTTCGAGTCCTTCCTGACGAAGGAGGAGCTTGAGGAAAGGAACTATGAGAATATCGAAGAGTGCGAGCCGGAAGCCGTCCCGTCCAGCGACGTGAGGGCTGTCCGGCACAATATGCACAAAGACCCGCTTCAGAACTACTCTGAGAACGAATACCCAGCCCCCGGATACGGGGACGATGTTGATAAGGACCGGGAGCGGCAGCTCTACAGGGTATGGGAGTGCTTCTGGAAAGAGGGGAACGAGTGGAAGTTCTGTGTCACGAATGGGGACACCGTATTTCTTCGCAAGCCTCGTGCGAACCCATACAAGAAGATCGTCCCGGTCGTCATCGGGCTGTGCCTCATTGTTCCGCACAGGCTGATCGGAGAGGGACTGGCTGAACCCCTGGAAGGCCCGCAGGAGAGCTACAACTTCAATCTGAATATCCGAAAAGACAACGTCGCCTTAAACCTCAATTCCCCGACCCTCGTGTCCCGGTTCGCCAATGTTGACCTCGCCTCTCTCGTAAACGTTAAGGCCGGTGGCGTTGTGCTGACCGACGACGCGAGCGACGCGGCAGTGCGGAAGATGCAGATGGGCGACGTGACGCAGTCGAGTTACGCCGAGGCGAATGACGACGACCTGATGATGCAGGAAATGTCGGGGGTCACCTCCGAAAAGATGGGCATGACGCGTACCGACAAGGCGACCGTCGCGCATATCAACTACCAGGAAGCCAACGAGAAGCTGGCCTACTTCATTTCCATCGCCGGGGACACCTACTGGCGGCAATTTCACTACAAGCTGGCCTATATGATCGCCAACTTCGAGACGGACGAGACCGTCATTCGGATTGCCAACCAGAATTTCTTCGCAAAGGAAGAATCCCCCGTTCAGCCGTATATCGACAACTTTGAGGATTTCGACGCAGACATCCGCATCACACTCGGCCCGCAGGCTGCGGGAAGGAACCAGGAGATCCAGAACTCCATGCTCCTGATGGACCGCTCCGTGATGTATAACCAGCAGCTTATGGGCCTGCTTCAGGCAGGGGTGATCAACCCGCAGGACGCCAAGTTCATGAATATCTCGGCCCTGGCGGAAGACCTTCTCCCGGCCCTTGGCAAGAGAAGCCAGCAGAGATACTTCATTTCTGCGAAGCCCCCGCAAATGCAGACACCGCAGAACCCGGCCATTGCCGGGAGAATGGCCCCGCAGATCGGCAACCTGGATATTAACGCAGAGGCGAACCCGTATGACATCAAGATGCAGGGTGCGCGGAACTTACCGGAACCCGTATGAACTGGGAGGAGAAAACAGACCAGGAAATTCTTGATCAGCTCAAGCGGGCGGAACTTGCGCGCAAGCTGGAAGAGAGCGAGGAGTGGCAACTCGTAAAGGAAGCCATGCGCCGGGTCCACGACAAGCACGTTTTGCAATGGCGCAAGACGGACCCGACCGATACGGTTGCGATGATTCAGCTGCAGCAGATATGTAATTTGTATGCAGAAGATTTTCTTCCTGCGCTGATCCGCAACTTCGAGGCGTATGGTGAATTCGCCTACGAGCAGGCGAAGGAGAGGGGCCTGCTGGAAAGGATCATGGGCATTCTGAAGTGAGCGTTGAAATTATCTACGGGGGCGGGGATTACGAGGAGTGGAAGAAACAGTTCAAGTGCCAGAATTGCGGTCATTGCTGTACTAACTTTCGTGCGAAGGGGGTCATCGAGGACATCGGGCTGATGAAGGAACTGCTGGCATGGTCGCGGTTCCCGGTCCCGATTAAATTCCCGAAGCAGATGGTACTTGAGATACACATGAACGATGCGCCGTGCAAGCACTTCAACCCCATTACGAAGCTGTGCATGGATTATTTGAACCGTCCTGATTTGTGTAGAAACTATTTTTGTGAGAAGGCGAAGCTGAAATAGCTTGTCTAATACGCGTCCACGGCGGCAAGGTGGAATCGTCCTGCGGGACGTAAAAGAAAGGAAGGTTATGCGAGAATCGTCTGAAGTGAAGAAAGAGGTCGATGCGGAGCGCGTGGAAGGCGGCAGGATGCCGATTCCTCTCACGGAAGCCGATACGGAGCGCGACGCCATCTACGAATCCCTGACCTCGAAACCGGAGCCTCAGCCGGAATCTGAGGAGCGGCCCGAAGAGGCCGAAGCGGAACCGAAGGAATACGTTACCGAAGAAAAACCACAAGAAGAAGAAAAGACGGTCCCTTACGGCGCTCTCGCCGAGGAACGGGCGAAGCGAAAGGAACTGGCGAAGAAGGTCAAGGAACTCGAAGCGGCGTTCCGTCAGGCTGCGGAGGACAACAAGAAGCTCATGGAACTGATGAGCGCGAAGTCCGACGAGGAGCCGATTACGGACTACGAGAAGGAACTCGTCAGCGTGAGGAAGCAATTGAAGCTCGCCATCGCGGAAATCGAAGCCTTCAAGAAGGCACAGGCCAAGACAGCGCAGGAAGTCGAGCAGGAGAAACTGGCGGCGCTAGTCAGGAAGACGCACGACGAGCTTGCGAAGGACGGATTTGACGGCTTCAACGATTTCGTCCCGCAGGTTATCAAGGCCATGGACGACGAGGATATTCCGCTCGAGGAGCGAAACCCCGCCGTGTGGAAGCGCGTGTATCGGGAGATTGTATACCCGAAGTACATCGGGAAATACCGTCCCGCGCCGAAGGCGGTGAAGGAAGCCGCGAAGAAAGAAGCGTCCTTGATCAAATCGCCGGGAACGGGGTCTGCCTCGAAGAAAGAAGAGGAATGGACCCCTAAAACGTACGCCGAATGGCGGCAGAAGCATTCGTTTGTGTAGGGGCCTCTCATACGGAGGTTATAGAAAATGGCTTACGAGATGTATTGGTCTACCCAGAGCGGGTACCTGACCAACAATGAGCTGAACAAGTCGTTCCAGAAGGCGGCGCAGCCTATGTCGAAGTTCCGTCAGTTCTGCGCTATCAAGGAAGCTGGCGGCAAGCACAAGGGTGACACGGTGAACTGGCTGAAGGTTTCCAACGCTTCGGCTTATGGCCGTGAGGTTTCCGAGACGAGCACGATTCCTGAAACGACCCTGCCCCTGAGCTGGGGGACGGTCACGGTGGCGGAGTACGGTCAGATGAACTAGGCCGCTTGCGGGTATTGTGAATTTTTTGATGGCATGGATGACAAAGAACGATAACATTATCTGGATCAAGGGCTAAGTGGGGATGAGTAGAGAAGGGAAGTTTATGATGGAGATGCAACCTAATCCTGGAACCCCTTCCAGCGTGGTTGCAATCACCACATATTTGGCATGTATACTTATCCCTTCTATACATGTTGATGCGAAACAGCTTATAATCGGCGTAATCTCTTGGATGAGAAGGTTTTCCTCCTTTCCACGCGTGATGATTTTCTCCTCTGATTGTGTGTACCGGAATCCCTTTATTCCAAGGCGTGACGCCCTGTTTTGCTTTTCTCCATTTGGCCTTAAATTCAGGGTCGTTTTTGAGGCGTTCGTTAATCTTGGAAAAGTCATTGTAGGGCTTATGGCCAGGTTGAAAGCCCATACGTTTCAGTGTTGGGCATTCTTCTTTCGTAAGCCCCTTATTCCAAGCTGGATGACTCTTCCCAAGATTTCCCTTATGGTGTCCGCGCTTGTATTTTGTATAACCTATCTGACCGTTTTTCCAGAACTTGCGAACGGTTATTTCGCTTCCGCAACCACAGGCGCACTTTGCAACCATACGAAACACCTCAAGAATCGTTCGATTCCATATACTATCATAATTGACAATGCCCGTCAAGAAAAATCGGGTGAATTGCTGGAACGCCCTAACGTAGAGACGAGGGTAATCAGCAGCCAAGCCGCAGTGGGCATAGGTACTGCGGAAGGTTCAGAGACTATCGGGGTGAGTCCCAACAATAATCCCCGGCACGAGTGCCCGACCCGAAAGGGAAGATATAGTCCGAACTGCATGGACAACATGCAGAGCCGTGGTTTAAACGGCCACGGGGTAACAAAATTGCTCGCTATTCCGTTCACCTTCAAGATCGAGGCTCTTTCGGAGTTCGACATCAAGCAGATCGTCAAGGGGGCGCTCCTCGACGATTGCGTGAAGGTCATCGACTCCGTTGTCGAAAGGGAGTTCAACAAGACGGCGAATGTGTACGTTGGCACGTCCACTTCCACCGGCACGTTCTACACGGCATCGTCCGCTACCGAGACGAACACCAGCGTGCTGAACACCTACCATATCAATCGCATGGCGGCGTTCCTGCGGAATCTCAATGTTCCTGGGTTCCCCGGCCTCAACGGGGATTATGTGTTCATCTGTGCCCCCGATCAGATGCAGGAGATCAAGGGTGCGCTGACGAGCATCTACCAGTACACTGAACTCGGCCTCAAGTACATCGCCAACGGTGAGGTAGGCCGGTACAACGGGGTCAGGTTCGTCGAGGACAACTTCGCCACTCGGTACACCCTGTCGTCCGGTACGGCCACGGCCATTAGCTGGACGAAGGGGCAGAGCGGGCCGGGGTATATGTTCGGGTCGCCTACTGTCCGTGAGTGCGTGGCTGTTCCTGAAGAGATCAGGGTCAAGGTTCCCACTGACTATGGCCGTTCTCAGGGCATTGCCTGGTATGGTCTGTTCGGGTGGGGCATTGAGTGGGCGGACACTTCCAATGCTCGCATTGTGAAGTGGGCCTCCAACGCATAAGGGGGTGACACTATGGGCAGAATCACTTACGACATCCCCGAAGTCAGGAAGATCGTCTGGCTTCCCGGCAATGCCGGTACGGCTCAGATTCTCACGCCGCAGGCCGGTACCGGAAGCGAGACGAAGACGCACACTACGACTCTCAACCCGTTTTACTTTGGCGGCATGAAGGTCAAGATCAAGCGGCTTCAGTATGCCGTCACTACGGCGCAGACCGGGACCGGGTGCAATCTCGCTCTCGACATCTACAACGGCACCTCCTCTGTCGGGAGCCTGTCCGTCACGACTCAGACTGCCGGAGCGGTTGTGCAGAGTTCGTCTGACATCGACTCGACCGTGGAATCCACCGGCTACATTAGGCTGTATGCCAAATCCACGACTACGGGATCTGATGCGAACTCTGCGAAGGGCATGATCTATGTCACCTACGCGGAGGAGTTCACCACCTAGGGGGTCAGTATGGGCAGAATCACTTATGACATCCCTGCGATTCGTAACGTGACCTGGCTCCCTGGGAATGCGGGGACTGCGATTATTCTCACCCCGCAGAAGGGGACGGCGTCCGAGACGAAGACGCATACGACGACCCTGAACCCGTTTTACTTCGGTAAAATGGCAGTCAGGCTGAAGAGGCTCCAGTACCTCGTCACGACGGCGGCGACCGCAGCCGGCCAGACGTTGGCCCTGGATGTCTACAAGGGAACTTCCTCGGTGGGCAGCCTGTCAGTGACGACGGAATCTGCGGGTTCTCAGGCGCTCATGTCGTCCGATCTTGACGTTGAGCTTACGGCCACGGATTATATCCGGGTCTACGCCAAATCGACGACTACGGCCAATAACTCGAACTCCGCCGTCGGGACTCTCTGGATCACCTGGGAGGAACTGTTCACGGCGTAACAAACCGGGAGGGGGTCTGAACCGGACCCCCTCCCACTCACAATGTCTATGTGGCGAGACACAGACCCGCAAGGCTACGAAGTACGGAAGTGCAGGCACAGGGTTGTGCATTATTTGCACGGGACCGTTATCGACTTCGGCTGTGGTGACGAGAAGATCATCCCGCAGGCTATCGGGGTTGATATGTGTCCCGAGGCCGACATCCAGCTCGACCTGACCAACCCAGGGTCTTTCCATTTCTTCAATGACAATGCAGCTGATGTGATATTCAGTTCGCATTTCCTCGAGCACGTCCACGATTACAGGATGGTGCTGAAAGAGTGGTGGAGGATTCTGAAGCCGGGCGGGAAATTGATCCTTTACCTTCCGCACCGGGAACTCTACCCGAATATAGGGCAATATGGTGCGAACCCGGACCATAAGCACGACTTCGTTCCCAGCGACATTTTGTTCGCCCTGAAGGAATTCACCGATTTTGAGGTTCTCAGGAACAAGACCTATCCAGACGACAACGAATATAGCTTTGAATTGATTATCAAAAAGACCGCAGTCCCTAGAGAAAACGTCATTGAGAGAGACAACCGGGACAGCGTATTGGTGATCCGTTACGGGGCCGTAGGCGACATAATTGTCATCACCCCGCTGCTCAGGCTCCTGAAGGAACAGGGGGAGCGCGTGGTTGTGCTGACCATCCCTGGGTCAACGGCTCCGCTTATCAACAACCCCAATGTCGATGACATCATGCTTGTGCAGAGGGGTTCGCTGAACAATTCAAAGCTCCATGAGTACCATGCGGAACTCGAAAAGCAATTCAAGCGCGTCATCAATCTGTGTGAAAGCGTGGAGCGGTCGCTTCTCCTTGAGGCAAGGGACGAGGACAAGTTCTTCCTGAGCAAAGAGGAGCGGCACAAACTGACAAACGTGAATTATTATGACAATAACCTCCGCATGGCCGGGTTTGATGTCACCGGGCTGAGGCCGGAAATCTACCCGACAGAAAACGAGGACTTTCTTGGAGGGGTGTTCAGGAAGAAGAATCGCGGATGCTTCGTCATCCAATGGCAGCTTACGGGGTCTTCTGTCCACAAGCTCTACCCGTGGGCCGAGTATGTGATTGAAGAACTTCAGGACCGGCATGATGACATCAAGGTCTACCTGTCCGGCGGCCCGGAAGTGAGCATGGTGCAGGACTGGTATTCGCCCATGGTTATCAACAAGCTGGGCGTATGGACCATGCGGCAGTCGCTTGTCATGCCGAAGTATGTTGACCTTGTTGTCTCTCCCGAGACGGGGGTTCTGAACGCAGCCGGGGCGTTTGACACCCCGAAGATCGGGCTGCTGACCCATTCGAGCATTGAGAACATCACGAAGTATTTCCTCAACGATTATTCCATCGAATCCATTGCCCCGTGCGCCCCGTGCCACAGGCTTGTCCATGACACGAAACACTGCGAGGTTGACAAGGAATACGGCTTCCCGGTCTGCATGAGCGAAGGCCATCCGCCGCACAGGGTGCTGGAACAGATCGAAAAGGTATACGAGAGGTGGAAAGATGCCGCTAACAAAGCGAGGAGAGGCGGTCTTACGCAAGCTGAAGCAGGAGTATGGAGAGCGTAAGGGGGAAGAGGTCTTCTACGCCATGATGAACAAGGGCGTGAAGGGTTCGCAAAAGTGGCATAAGAAGGGATACAAGTGAGGGCCGTTGTATGCCGATGGGGGGCGATAGGTGACCACATATTCGCCACCCCGATATTCCGGCTACTGAAGAAGGAAGGATACGAGGTAACCTACCACACGAACCGGAGGGGCGTGGAAGTTACCAGGAACAACCCGTTCATTGACAATTACATAGTCCACCACGACAGAAAGCTGCAATGGAGTGAGGTCGAGTCGATCTGGTGGGAACTCGACCAGATGTATGACCGATTTATCAATCTGACACATTCCATTGAAGTTGACCTTCTTCCCACGGTGCACGAAAAGCTCTTTCACGCCCCGAAGGAAGAGAGACACGCGAAATGCAACAAGAATTACTACGATTACACGTTGGAGAAGGCGGGGTTCAGCGCGAGGGGGAGAAACGGGGAGATATTCATCAGCGAAGAGGAGGACAGGATTGCGAAGAAGTTCATGCGGAGGTTCCGTGGCAAGTTCGTGATCATGTGGGTGCTTGCCGGTTCCTCCCCGCACAAAGCGTATCCGTGGAGCGAGATCACGGTCGAGGAATTGAGAAAGCGGAATAAAGACCTCGCCTTCATCACGGTGGGCGACACGTTTGCGAGGCTGATTGAGTGGGAAGGCAAGGACACGGTCAATACCTGCGGAGAGTGGTCGATACGAAAGACCCTAGTCATGACGAAATATGTCAATATGGTAATCGGGCCTGAGACGGGGATCATGAACGCGGCAGGGTGTTTCGATACGCCGAAGGTCTTGCTGCTGTCTCACTCGACAGAGGAGAACATCTCGAAATACTGGAAGAACTGCGTGAGCCTCCATGCCCCTGAGGAGATCAAATGCTGGCCGTGCCACAGGCTGATCCACAACGTTGAGGACTGTCCGCAAACGAATATCCTGAAGCGACCGGCTTGCATTACGAACATCAAGCCGACGAAGATCATCGAGGCTGTTGGGCGATTCTACGACAGCAGACGACAGGAGTGATACATGGCGATCCCGACGCAACCGACACCGACGCTCATCTGCACGGAAGCGCTGAAGATGAAGCTCAACGGGGCTTCTCCCTCCACTACTGACGTGACGAGGGCGATTGATTACGGCCTGGAAAAGGTCAAGAGAGACATTATGATGGTCAACACGACGTGGAGGCCGCTGACGCAGACCTATTACACCGTGACAGACGAAGGCGTCAGCAAGTACACCAACCCGACAGACCTTGAGCAGCATATTTCGATTGAGCTTCTCGAGTATGACCACTCCGGGCTTCTGACCGGCGTGGACAACGCGAGCAAGCTCTACACCCTCGCCGCCGACGAAGACGCCGGCACGGATGATGTGGAAGGAAAACTGCTGCTGATCTCATCGGGGACGGGCGCAAACCAGGCCGTGCAGATTACTGCTTACAACACATCGACGAAAGTCGCTACCGGGGCCGAGGCATACTCAACTGCCCCGATTGTCGGAGACGGGTATCTCATCATCAACAAGTTTGGCCGACTCGAGTATGACCCGAGCTACAGGCGCAGCGATTATTCTTATTACGGGGACAAGGGCGTGCCGAGGCAGTTCTATCCCTATGCCGATGCCACCTACGGGTACGTTGAGCTGCGGCCGGTTCCCGATGGAATATATGGCCTAAAGTATACCTACTTCGCGGACCTGAGAAGGGTGGATACGTCCAGCAGCCTGTATTCAACAATCCTGCGCCGGTGGGCATCCGTCCTGACGCAGGGAGTGTACGTCTGGACGCTGGGTGAAGACGATGACCGATATGAAAGGGAGTTCCAGATATACGATTCCATGTTAAAGCAACTGAAGGCACGCGACAGCTACATGATCAGCGACCCGTCTTCTCTCATCCGGGTGGTGTACGAATAATGGCATACAAGGGGACTATATACGCTATCAATTGCGCGAGCGGCGGGCTGGACCACAGCTACAACATTGACGCCATCCCTCCGACGAATTTCGTCGTCCCGTCTCGCAACATCAACCTGCATGAGGGCGGCAGAAGGAAGCGTGGCGGAACTGACAAGGTGAACGGGTCTGCCATCAGCGGCTCGCCGTCCGTTGTCGGGATGTGCGACTACAAGCTGTCCTCGGGCGCTAAGTTTCTTGTGCTGGCCACGTCTGACGGGAGGATATGGAAGAACTACACGACGACCATCGCCACCGGCCTGACCGCAGGTAAGTATTACAGCATGGCAAGCGCAGGCGACATGCTGTTCATTACCAACGGAGAAGACGCTCCCATGACATGGGATGGGGTCGCCGCGTCTGCGTCTGCGATGACGAACATCCCCTCGGACTGGGTGGGTACGAACTTCCCCAAGCAGTTCGTGTTTCATGGGGCCGGGGCTTCTCAGAGAATGTGGGCGCTAGGGTTCGCGGACGGCAGTGTTTACGCGTCATACAATGACGACCTCGACGATTTCTCCGATGCCCACGTCGTTAACTTGCGAATCTACACCGGGGACGGATATGGGATTGTCGGGGGTGTGGAGTTCGGGGATCGGTTAATCGTCTTCGGGAAGCGTCAGGCGTATATCATAGACGATACATCGACGACTACGTCGGAGTGGGGATATAGCGCGACACAGTGGTTCGGCGGTGTCGCGCACCACAGGCTGATTGTCAGAACCCCGAACGACATCGTGTGCATGGCAGACGACGGGACGATCTATTCCGTTGTCGCGGCGGAGCAGTACGGTGATTACAAGGCCGCCTCCCTGACAAGACCGGCGCACATCGACATTTGGATCAATGAAAACGTCAACATGGCACAAATTGACAAGTTCCACGCCTGCTACGACCCCGTTCTGCGGTGCATCTATTTCTTCATGGTCAGGAGCGGCGACACGAATGTCAGTATGGCCCTGGTGTATTTCATTGACCGTCAGCCGAACGAGGCGTGGGTCGTGCATGACAATCAGTCCTACGACTCGGGGTACAGGGCGTACTCGTCGGCCATCGTGGAGGAGTCAACCGGGGTCTACAGGGTATATACGGGGTGCGCCGATGGATATGTCTGGAAGCTGAACGAAGCCACGAGGAGCGACGCGGGGAACGGATATTATGCCGGGTTCAAGACACCCCCGCTGAACATAGAGAACCCGCGCACCACGAAGATGTTCAACCAGGGGAGGGTGGTGTATCGTCCTTCTGGGCTATATGAAATGAACGTGAACATCTGGATTGACGGGCAGACGGTGCCAAGCACAACGGTATCGCTTGCCGGACAGGGTGCCGTTCTCGGGGCTTTCGTTTTGGGGAAGGATGTCCTGGGCGGGGCGCAACTGCTCGACAGCTCATTCCCCATCGGCAAGATCGGGAAGCGGGTGCAACTGGAGCTCTACAATAGCGTTGCCGCACAGGATTTCTTTATTTCGCAGCTGTTGATCGACTGCAAGAACATGGGAGCGTCTTCGGACTGAGGAAGATATGGCCTTACGAAGGGTTAAATACCTTGTCGATGGCGACACGCTGTATTCGGTTGATTTGAACGCCGAATTCGACAACATCATCAACAACTTCTCGGTCGGGAACCTGTCCGGGGTGTCCGCCTTCATGGCGACGGTCCTTGACGACGACTCTGCGGAGGAGGCGCGGGAGACGCTAGGCATCGACATCTACGACACGGGCATTACATTCAACTCCAGTCTGC